GTTCGCTGTCCGTACTGATGACCTCGTACCGTCCCGCCTCAAGCGGGGAAAACGACTGCATCGGCTCAACGTCGGTGGGAAGTTGGTGCGTTTTAAGGTTTGCCATTTTGCTTTTTCCTTGGGTTGGTTGGTTTTACTGCTTTACTGCTGCTGCCGATATCGCTGTCATGAATGCCTGAAAATCTAACGGCAGGGCATCCGGCAGCGAATAGCGGTTCTTTGCGAGGTACGCAGGGCGCTCGGACGTATACATAAGCCGCTCACCCGTTGTGATCCCGCGTGTAACTTTCTGGTTAAATCCGACCTCGCTAGACTTGACCACGGTCTTGTAATTGGCGAAAAACACGCAATCCGCCCACTCCTGCACCAGCGCCGATGACCTGGCTTGCAGCTTTGGCTGATAACGCTCATACGGTTCAACCTCAGGCGAGTCAAAACGCTTGATCTCGCAATGGGCCAGCATGACGGTCGCCATGCCTTTAGCCCGCAGCCCGTTCAGCGCGTCGAGCACCTTGCGCCAGTAATCGGCAGCAATGACCGCGCCTTTGCCGTAGGCCAGATCCTTCGCGTCATACTTGGTATTGATTTGCTCCCAGATCAAGTTATCCAACCAGTCAAGGCTGTCGATCACCACCGTCTGGAATTCGTGCTTGCCTTGGAGCGCGGCAAGGGCTTCCTGCACCTGTTCAAAACTGGTCGCAAGCGGGAAGTGGTCGACTTCCAATTGTCCAAGACCGTCTTCCGTCAGGATGAAGATCGGGGCCGGGGCGCTGGCTCCGAATGTCGTCTTGCCCAAACCGTGCGGGCCGTACAGCATGATCCTCGGCGGCATGAAGTCGGAGTTCTTGCGGATTGCTTTAAGGTCGATTGCCATTTAATTTCCCCAGATCAAGATTAAGAAACAAACCACCGCTCCGATGGCGCAAGCGTAAGAGCAAATCTCGCTGATGCTCATTTGTTTTCCGAGGCGCGTTGATTTGCCAAGTCTTGCACCATGTCGGAACCCGTCAGGTGTTTATCAAGCAATGCCTCAACTAGTTTTAGTTCGCGTTCAATGCGGATTTCTAGTGCGCGGGTATTGCCGCTCAGAGAGCAGACGTACATTTCCCAGGCGTAGGATGAATCGCGCTCTTCGATAAGCCATTCGTACAAATCGAATTGACGGCGACCTTGTGCTGGGTAGCCACCGTGGTCGAGGATGGTGTCAATGATTTCCTCAAGCGCCAACTCCAACTCTCTTTCCGTCAATTCGCGGCGCTGGTCTTCGTCCCCGTGGGCTTCGTTCTGTGTGCTCATGTCATCTCCAAGTTTTGCCAGACTCGCTCTGGCTGCGTATTCCTAAGCCCCCGCAGAGCAGGAGCAGAGGAATCAGGTATTGCCAAGTGCTTGATTCATCTTGTCGTGCCAGTACTGGCTTTTTTCGTAGAGCTTTTCGGCTTTTTCTTTTTTGCCGCTTTCAGAGGCGAGGTTTGCTTCGTGCAACCACCGTGCTGCTTTTACTTCAAACTCTATTGCTTTTTCGTTGGTCATTTTGTTGCTCCGGTTGTTTGGTAGATTCGCTTTAGCTGCGTATTCCTAAGCCCCGTCTTATGCCTTTGCCCAATACCCGTAAACCATTTTGTGGGTGCAGTCCCAAATGTCGTTTGCTACACCGTCAATTACCGCTACAAAATGACGGGCCTGCTTAGCGATCACCACGCCTATGAGGTCATTGCAACGAGCTTTGCGACCGTCAAACTTAGGAGCCTGCATCCACACCCAGCCGTGACGCTTTAGAACTTCGGTGTAGACATCCTTCATCACCCCGTTACGGGCAGACTTTGCGCGACCGTTGTCGGCGTTGGCTTGAGCCAGTTCCTTGTATACGGCGCTGTAGTCGAGGCGCAATGCGATTGTCATTGCGCGAGCGCCACAGTCGCCTGCTGTGCCCTTGAAGCCTGCGGCCTTGCGGCCTCCATCGTTGTATTGATATTTCATTTTGTTGCTCCGGTTATTTGCTTCGATGAATGGATCATAAAGCAACTATTCTTGCCTTGCAAGCATTATTGGAAAATATATTTATACAAGGTATATTGCATCATCGACAACCACAGGAATGACAATGTATACGGATGACGCGGTGCAACATTTCGGAGGGCGCAGGCAGCTTGCCGAAGCGTTGGGGATCAGTCGGCAGGCGGTCGAGCAATGGGGAAAACTGGTAGCGCGAGGGATGGCCTACCGGCTCCAGGTGATGACAAAGAATGCCCTTGTGGTGGACGAGGCCAAGTACAAGAAAAAGAAATCCAAATAATTGGGAGCATTTACATGGCAGATGAAACAAATACAGTCGTGGAGATCCATCCAAAAGTGCTCATGGATGCGGCCCTCAAGTACGCCGAGCGCGGCTTTCGCGTCCTGCCCCTGCACACCATCAAGTCGGGCATCTGCTCTTGCGGCGACCAGGAGTGCAGAACGCCCGCAAAACATCCACTCACCCTGCACGGCGCACAGGAAGCCAGCAACGACGAAATGACCATCCGGGGATGGTGGAGCAAATGGCCTCAAGCAAACATCGGCCTCGCAATGGGCGATGCCGGGTGTGTTGCAATCGACATAGACACCCGCAATCTCGGTCACCTGACCTGGGAACAGATCCTCGCCCAGAACGGCGAACTCCCCGAAACCCCTACCCAGCGCACCGGCAACGGGCAACATTACCTAGTCAGGATCGACCCCGCCATGATCTCCCGCGTCCGTGGCAAGCTCGGGCCGGGGATCGACATCAAGGCCAACGGCTACATCGTTGCAGAACCCTCCATACACCACTCAGGGCGGCGCTACGCTTGGGATGATGGTCTAGACCCACTCCAAGGGTTTATGCCCGCACAAGCCCCAGTTTGGCTGGAAAGGATGCTGCTTGAGCCTCTGGGCGGAAACATTTCGCCCAATTCGCCCAACCTCGGAATCGTGACCCTCCCCGTCCAGCTTCAAGAAGCCGCCGATGCCCTCTCCCATCTCGACGCAGACGAGTATCACCAATGGATTGAGGCGGGCATGGCCCTTCATGCCACCGGCCTTGGAAATGCCGCTTATCAAACCTGGGTAAACTGGTCGCAGGATTCCTCCAAGTTCGACCACAAGTTGCAACGGGCCAAGTGGGTGTCTTTTGGTCGCAACCGACAGGCGGGCGTAACCATTAAGACCCTGTTCTCTCGCGCCCAAGCCGTGGGTTGGGTTAATCCGCTGACCATAAAACGCACAGGCTCATCTAGTGAGCCACTTAACCCTGACGGACTCATCCTCAACCTCGACCAACTCCGCGAACGCGCCTCCGGCCTCAAATGGTTGGTCAAGCACGTTATCCCGGACAATTCCATCGGAATGTTCTTTGGAGCCTCCGGCACATACAAATCCTTTATTGCCCTAGATTTCGGCCTCCACATGGCCCACGGCCTCCCGTGGCTCGACCGCAAGACTCGGGGTGGGGCGGTGGTCTACATTGCAGCCGAAGGCGGCGCAGGACTCTGGAACCGCATCCGCGCTTGGCATCTCGACCGCAAGCTGGCGATTGGCTCCATCCCCTTTTACGTCTGCCCCGTTGCCGTCAATCTAGGTGAGGAAGCAAGCGTTCTCGCCGTCCAGAAAGCCATCCTAGACCTCAGCATCGAACCCAGAATGGTGGTCGTCGATACCCTCTCCCAGACCTTTGCCGGGGACGAGAACAAGCGCGAAGAAGCCGCCGCTTACCTGCGTTCCCTCGGCGCTCAGATCCGCGCCCGCTTTGCTTGCACCGTTCTCCTCATCCACCACACAGGCCACAGCACCAACGAGCGACCCAGAGGCTCCAGCGCCTTTATTGCCGATCTCGACTTCCTGTTCGGCGTGTTCAAGGAAAAGGAAGATCCAATCGCCACAATGGAATGCCTCAAGCAAAAAGACGGCGATAAGATCGAAAACCTTAATTTCCAATGCGTCCGGCACGTTCTGGATCACGACGAGGACGGCGACGAAATCACCTCCCTTGCCGCTATTTATACGAACCAAGTCTCCGCCCTCGTTGCCGCAGTCGCCGCCCGCCAGGACTCAAATTACGGGAAATTCCTCAAAGCAGCCCAAATGGGAACCCCTGTCGGGGACGCTAAAAAGGTCTTTTTTGCCGACCTCGGCTCAGGAAAAGCCGCCGATACTAAAGCAAAAGCATGGTCGCGCAGCCTCAATTGGGCGCAAAAAGCGAACCTAATTCGGGTTGAAAATGGCGTGTTTTTTGTCATCTCTGGGCCGGACACAGAAACCTCAAAAAAGGACACATGACCCCCGTTTTCGGACATGGACAGACAGGACAACCCCTTAGGAAAAAAGACCCTGTCTGTCCCGGACAACTGTCCGGGGACAGGTGTCCTGTTTTCTTTTCCCGGACACTTGTCCGGTGGATAAAAAGATAAAGAAGGTTTAACAAATATGCGACGAGCCGCCCGAACCGATACCAACCACACAGAAATGGTCGAAGCCTTCCGATCCCTCGGCTGCTCCGTCCTCTCCCTCGCTCCCCTCGGTCAAGGCGTTCCCGACCTCCTCGTTGCCATCCAAGGCGTAACCTGGCTGGTCGAAGTCAAAATGCCAAAAGGCAAGGAAACCCAAGACCAGATCGAATTCGCCGCTACTTGGAAAGGCTGTCGCGCAATCGTCCGGGATCTGGCAGGAGTCGAATCAACCGTGAAAACGATGAAATTCCTCGCTTGACTTCTATTTTTCGGAGGAATACCCTCTGAAAATGACCGCAACCCCTATTTGCGCGACTCCCCTCGCGCTTGCCCACCGCGCTGGTGAACTCCCCACCCAGCCGCGTTGTGTCCGGGGACTGCTGCTCGTGGGCGCAGCCTTAGTCCTCGGATTATTTTCATGACCAGAACGCAAAACGCAGCTACGTTCATTTCCGTCCTGTTCCATTCGGGAACGAACGCGCATTTCATGCACCTGCAAACGAAATCGTATTCAGAACACGTTGCGCTGGCTGTTTATTACGATGCAATCATCGACCTTGTCGATAAGTGGGCTGAAGCGTACCAAGGCCGCTACGAAGTGATCGCTGACTATCCCTCTGACTATCACATTGCCAAGCGCCCGCTTGCGTACATAGAACAAATCAAAGACTTTGTAGACAAGATCCGCAAAGTTTTGCCTGACGATACCCAGCTTCAGAACATCGTTGATGAAATTGCCGAGCTTTTAGACTCAACCTGCTACAAGCTGAAGAACCTCAAGTAATGGATGACTCAGAACGCCTCGCAGAAGCCCTGAAATACTACGGGAACAACTCGCCCAATTTTGGTAATACGCCAGAAGAAACCGAGATCCAGAAGATTCTGCGGAACCTGCAATTCTCTGGCGGCGGGGGCGGAGGCCAGGGCAGCGGCGGAATGTTCGGTGGCGGTCGATTGGCTTATAACGTCCCGCTAGATAGCACCTCGTCCCTCGCGCCGTATGTGGAAGGCTACGTTGGCAAGCCCAAGAGCCAACCGATTACGGGCGGGGTGACAGGTCTGGGCGTGAACTATCGAAAGAGCTTTTAATATGCCAAGCAAATCACCTGCCCAAGCTCGCATGATGGCAGCCGCCGCTCACGACCCAAAGTTTGCAAAGAAGGTCGGCGTTCCAGTAAGCGTTGCCAAAGACTATAACCAAGCCGATAAGGGTAAGCGGCTGGCTGAAACCATGAAGCGTATGCCGGGAAAGCGATAAGTTAGTGAATACTAACTCTGGACAATTTAAAAAAGGTGACAAAAGGCCCGGAGCTGGTCGCCCTAAAGGATTGCAAAACAAAACGACTGTCGCGGCCCGTGAAGCAATTGCCCGGTTCGTTGACGGCAATGCTGACAGGCTTCAGGGTTGGTTGGACGAGATAGCGGCAGACCAAGGGCCAGCGGCGGCGTTTAAGTGTTTTTCCGACCTCTTGGAATATCACGTACCCAAACTGGCGAGGACTGAGGTAACGGGTGCGGACGGTGGCCCCCAAGAGCTGAAAATCACATGGCAGTCCGAGAAATAATCCTACCCTATGCGCCTCGCAAAGCGTTCATGCCGTTTCACAACAGAACGCACCGCTGGGCGTGTCTTGTCGCGCATCGACGCGCTGGCAAGACGGTCGCAGCGATCAACGACATCATCCGCGCTGCGGTTATGTCAAAAGATTCCATGCCGTTGTACGGCTACGTTGCGCCGTTCCGCAGCCAGGCCAAGTCCGTCGTTTGGGATTATCTCAAGCACTACGCTCAGCCGATCTCAGCCGACTCTAACGAGGCAGAGCTAACCGTGACGCTCATCAACGGGGCCAAGATCCGGCTGTTCGGAGCGGATAACGCAGACGCGATCCGGGGATTGGGATTCAGCGGCATTTACTTAGATGAATTTGGAGACTTTAAGCCTAGCGTGTTTGGTTCTGTAATTCGTCCAGCACTTTCAGATAAACAGGGGTTTTGCGTGTTTGGAGGAACACCTCGTGGAAAAAACCAGTTCTGGGACATTAGATCCACCGCCAGCAAGCTCAAAGACGAGTGGTTCCTGCTCGAGCTACCCGCCAGCAAGTCGGGCCTGCTCCCTGCTACGGAGATAGACGCAGCCAGAGCGCAACTTTCTAGCGATCAATTTCTACAAGAATTTGAGTGCTCATTTGAAGCTGCAATCCTCGGTGCGTTCTACGGGACAGAGATGCGCGAGGCCGCTGAAGAAGGCCGCATCACCCAAGTGGGCTACCAGCCCGAAGTACCCGTCCACACCGCCTGGGACTTGGGATACCGCGACGATACCGCGATCTGGTTCTACCAAGTGATCCGGGGCGAGATCCACGTTATCGATTATTACGCGGTCAGCGGGGCGAATATCAACGAACTCGCCGCAGTCATTAAAGCGAAGCCCTACAAGTACGGAAAGCACTATCTGCCACACGATGCTCGAGCCAAGACCCTAGCCTCTGGCGGCAAGTCGATCATCGAGCAAATGGCTGAACACTTGGGCATCAACAACCTTGCCATCGTCCCCGATTTAAGCGTTCAGGATGGCATCCAAGCCGTGCGCCAGATGCTCCCGATGACATGGTTCGACGCTGAGAAGTGCGACGAAGGCATGGAAGCCCTGCGCCAGTACCAGCGAGAGTACGACGAAGATAAGAAAGCGTTCAGGCAGACCCCAAGGCACGATTGGACGAGCCATCCGGCAGACGCTCTGCGAATGCTCTCAATCGTCTGGCGCAAAGAGCCTGCGACGAAAGCACCCGACAGGATCAAACCCTTAATCGTCGGCCCTGAAAACGAAGTTACCCTGAACGATATGTGGGCGACCCATCAGCAATCTAATCAAAGGAAGCGACTATGAGCGGCGTTTCGTATCCGTACCGATATCAATATGAGCACGTTGCAGCCAGCGCAACCGCGCAAGTGCTCGGCACAGCGGGCGCAAAGGGCGACTACATCCATAGGCTGATCTGCACGGTCACCACAGCCGCCACGGGCAACGTTGTTCTCGTTGACGGCTCAGGCACGGGCATCCTGACGCATACGGTCTGTCCCGCAAGCCCCGGCTCAGGCATTGGCGTATATAACGTCGAGGTCAATGCTGTATCGGATGATGGCGCGTGGAAAGTCACGACCGGCGCGGGTGTCGAGGTGATGGCTGTGGGCATCTTCAGCGTATGAACAAGCCCGGTCTGTACGCAAATATTCTGGCAAAGCAGGAGCGCATTAAAGCGGGTTCCGGTGAGCAGATGCGTAAGCCCGGAACGCCAGGCGCACCGACTGCTGCTGCTTTCCGTGAATCTGAAAAGACCGCAAAGCCTGTTAAGAAAAAATGATTGCCTGCGTCCTAAAGTCTGGTGGCGACTACGAGCCGAAGCACGTTTACTCGCTTCAAGCTCAATGTGCCAAATTCCTACCCGGCGAGGATTTCGTCTGCCTCACCGACATGGATCTGGACTGCTCGACGATCCCGCTGGTCAACGATTGGGCTGGCTGGTGGTCGAAGATCGAGCTATTTCGCCTGCCCAGCGCCCTGTACATGGATCTGGACACAATCCTCGTGGGTGACTGCCTTGAGATCCTTGACGCAGCCAAGGGCCACGATTTCGTCATCCTGCGCGACTTTTACAGGGGCAAGACAAACCCGAACGCGATGCAGTCGAGCCTCATGTACTGGTCGAAGCCGCACACCGAGCTTTACGACCAGTTCCTTGACGGTGATCGATACTGTGACGGCGGGGATCAGATATACATCGAATGGGCGCTGCGGGATAAAAACGTTACTTACTGGCAAGACATCACGCAAGGCATCGTGTCGTTCAAGGCTGATGTTCTGACTGTCGGCTTGAAGCCCAATGACAAGATTGTGGCGTTTCACGGCAAGCCTCGGCCTTGGGAGCAGACTCGGGTGGCCTATGCAATATCGTAGCGGATGGGCTGTCCCAGATAGCATGGGCTACAAGATTGCTGACCGGGTCAACAGGGATGTGATATTCACAAAATGGGCGCAGCGTGGACACGCAAAGAAGGCAAGAACCCTGCGGGCGGGCTGAACGCCAAGGGCCGAGCGTCTTACAAAGCCGAGACCGGCGGTACGCTAAAGGCTCCCGTGAAGGCTGGCGATAACCCGCGCCGCGCTTCGTTTCTGGCTAGGATGGGCAATATGCCGGGGCCGATGGAGAAGAACGGCGAGCCAACCCGCTTGGCGCTCGCGCTGAAGGCTTGGGGCGCATCAAGCAAAGAGGACGCACAGGCTAAGGCGCGAGCTATTTCAGGGCGCAATCGTGGCTGACGCTGACCGCCTCGTTGCGGCGTTGCGTTACCAGCAAGAACTGGAGGACGCAAGCCGTCCTGCGACCGTTAATCCGTTGATGGCGCGAAAAGCTGAAGCAATTAAACAAAACGCACCAGCAGAAAATATGCTGACGCAATACGCCGAAACAATGCCGCAGAACTGGCAGCAGTTCGGGCAGAACATGGCGCAGGCGTACCCAACCCCTGCTACGGGCGGAACGCGGGATCAGATCATGGGCGCGGTTAACCAAGCTGCAATAAATTCAGGGCCGGGAATTACTAGCTTAATCAAAGATTGGCGCTGGAGGCCGCTCAAAGATGTTTCAGCAGACCTGAATATAAAAGAAGTTCCAAAATATATCCAAGAGGGATATGGAACATTTATGGCGGAACAAGCAAAACGGGCGGCGGCGGGCGACTTGGGCGCAAGGGATCTTATAAAGGCTTACGGAATAACGCGAAGCAGCGTAAACCGTGCTGGACGGCAAATGTCGGACGACCTTGCAAGCGGGTTTACTCGACCAGAAGGTTATATGTCCGAATGGTTTAGTTCGCCAGCAGGGAAATCGTATCTAGACGCGGCGCAAAGTGGGAAAGTGGATGCCGCTGCAATAGATGATTTAGTTGGGCGGTTCCAACCGTTTGGAATGTCTCAAGTGCTTGGCAAAGATCTGGAATACGCCGCCCAAAAACTTCCACAGGTAAACGGATCAATTAACGATTTAGTGCAAGGTTCTGTTCCTGAGTGGCGGAAGTTTGCTCAAGGAATATATGGTATAGGCCCAGCAAAGTCTGGTTTCCTTCCTTCAATGCTTGGGCGCGGCGACATTCCTACGCTTGACGCAAGGCAGCTTAATTTGCACACACTAGACAGCGGAGACAGCGCCAGTAAGTTTATGCGTAGGCAAGGTGGCGCTGGTGGCGACCAAGCAGTAGACCGCCTTGCCTCAAGGCAGCAAAAAATGAATCTTGAGATAAGCCCAGAATTGCAGCCTTTCTACCAACATTTAACGCATCACGCCGTTTGGGACAAGATCGGCAATTCAATTACTACGCATTCAGACATTGTTAAAGCGATGTTAACGGCAGGCATTGCGCCTGTTGCTATACCGGGCCTTGTAGAAATCGTTATGCGCGAGAAAGGAATAAACTAATGGAACCAACCAGCACAGGTGTGCAGAAATGGCTCAATGTCGTTTCGACATACGATAACGAATTCAAGAAGTGGGAAGCGCGCACGACTAAGATCGTGAAGCGTTACCGTGACGATAACCGAAGCCAGCACACAAACGAAACCGCCAAATTCAACATCCTCTGGTCGAACGTCCAGACGCTGATTCCTGCTGTGTACGCAAAGCTACCCAAAGCCGTAGCCCAGCGTCGATTCGGGGACAATGACCAAGTGGGCCGCGTGGCTGGGCAGCTTCTTGAACGCGCCTTAGACTTTGAGATTGAGCATTACCCAGACTTTCGCGCAACAATGAAACACGCGGTCGAGGACAGGTTCCTCGGTGGGCGAGGCGTGGCATGGGTGCGTTATGAGCCGCACGTTCGCCAGCAGGACGTTCCAGAGGACGGGCTGCAAATCACAGAGGACGTTGAGAACGAACGCGTTGAAGGTCAGACCCCTGAAGGTGCGCCGGACCTGGACTACACCGCCGGAGAAGAGCCGCAAGAGGAAATAGAGTACGAATGCGCTCCGACTGATTATGTGCATTGGAAGGACTTCGGTCATTCGGTCGCCAGGACATGGGAAGAAGTCACCTGTGTGTGGCGCTGGGTGTACATGAGCCGGGAAGCCCTAATCGAACGGTTCGGAGAAAAGACAGGCAAGAAAATCGCGCTCGACTCTGGCCCTGAAACGCTGACGAACTACGGGCAATCAACCAAAGAGCGCACCCGAGCGAAAATCTGTGAGCTTTGGTGCAAGGATAGCGGCAAGGTCTTTTGGTTCAGCAAGAACAACCCAGAAATGATCGACGAGCGGGACGATCCGCTAGAACTTGAGGGATTCTTTCCTTGCTGCGAACCGTTGTACGCCACAACGACCTCAGACACGCTTGTGCCGGTTCCTGACTTCATTCTGTATCAAGACCAAGCCAACGAGCTAGATATCCTCTCAGATCGAATTGACGGGCTTGTGAAGGCTTTACGGGTTCGGGGTGTCTATGACGCAAGCCAGCCCAGCCTTCAGCGACTGCTGACTGAGGGCGAAAACAACGCGCTGATTCCGGTCGATAAATGGATGGCGTTCAGCGAAAAGGGCGGGCTGAAGGGAAGCATCGATCTCTTGCCGCTGGATACGTTGTCGAACGCTTTGCTGCAATGCTATCGGGCGCGGGAAGAAATTAAAGCGCAAATCTACGAAATTACAGGCATCAGCGACATTATCCGGGGTGCGTCCCGTGCGTCTGAAACCGCAACCGCGCAGCAGATCAAGGGCCAATATGCTGGACTGCGCTTGCGCTCAATGCAGGAAGAAGTCGCCCTGTTCGCTAGCGGTTTGATCCGTCTAAAAGCGCAGATTATCTGCACAAAGTTTCAGCCGAAGACAATTTTAGAGTACG